TGGTTTGACGAGAAATGGGTCGATGTAAAGACCGGAAAGCCTTGTGGCCGCTCTAAAGGCGAAGACAGGGCTTATCCAGCGTGCAGACCGTCAAAGCGGGTGTCCGATAAGACGCCAAAGACGACTAAGGAGATGTCACCTGCCGAAAAAGCCCGATTTAAGCGTGAAAAAACGGGCTCGAAGAAGATAAGCTATCAGCATCGGCGTCGTAAACCCAAGGGTAAAAGCTAATGGCCACCACCGTCACACGCTTCTCAAACACTGTTGAGCATCGCGAATCTACGGCGTTGACCGCAGCTGACCACGCTTTTGAGGTCGATTGCAAATCTGACGCCTACACGTTTTTGTTGACTACAACTGGCAGTGCTAACTATGTAGTTGCTCTTGAAATGAGTACCGCAAACGCTCCAACAGAGTATTTTGCGATTGACTCAAACAAAACACTTAGTTCTGCTGGTAACTACGATTATTCGTACACAGGCATTCCTGCGAGTCGTGTGCGCGTGCGGATCGTGTCAATTTCTTCTGGCACGCCCAACGTTACAGCGCAAATTGTCGTTCATAAAAGCTGATCGCGTGGCTTGACAGGCATAAAGAGTTAGACTCGAAGGCATAGACCCTTCCTATG